GAGTAATAGATGTCAATCAATGTATGCAATGACAGATCCATGGCATCCATTACCAGTCTCCCTTCAGGGGTCTCTGGTAGTAGCTTAGTATTGATATCTACAGTAACAGCTAGTAGTAGTGCTACAGTAGAATTTACAAGCGGAATAGATTCTACCTACAAAGAATATATTATAAAATATATTAACGTGCATCCAGCAACGGATAATCAAGATTTTACTGTTAATTTTAGAGATGGTAGCACAGCTTATGATGCAACTAAAACAACAACTTTTTTTACTTGTCATCATGGAGAAGATGATAGTCCAGCAACTCTTCAATACGCATCAGGAAGTGATTTAGCTGAAAGCACAGGAGTTCAAAATTTAGCATACTCTGTAACAAATGACAACGATGGGTCAGTATCTGGGACACTTAATTTATTTGATCCATCTTCTACAACTTTTGTAAAACATTTTATGGCAAATTCTCATGCGATGGTAGATGATGGTGGACTTCAAAATACTAATTTTTTTGTAGCTGGATACTGTAATACCACAACAGCGATTGATGGTGTACAATTTAAATTTGATTCTGGTAATATAGATTCAGGAACATTTAAATTATATGGAGTTTCGTAATGTCAATTGTAACTTATAACAATAGAAGCATTAGAAATATCTCAGCTATACCTGGGGCAGCTAAAGCGTTAACACATATTAAAACTTTAACTGCTAGTGGTGATTCTACTTTATCATTTGTAGATGGTAGCAGTGATGTAGTCTTAGATTCTACTTATCCAATTTATCTATTTAAGTTTATTAATATTCATGGGTCTGTTGATTTTAGACATTTTACATTTCAAGGAAATGCTGCAGGTGGAAGTGGTTATAATGAAACCATAACATCAACTACTTTTGAATCAAAACATAACGAGGGCGATAGTGCTACTAATCTTGGTTATGAGTCTGATAGAGATCAAGCACAAGGAACATCAGCACAAATAATTGTTCAAGGTATTGGTTCAGATAATGATCAATGTGGGTCTGGTGAATTATTTTTATTTAATCCGTCATCTACGACATTTGTAAAACATTTTATGGCTAAAGGCCAATGCTCAACAGATGATAATTATTCGCATACTTTGTATACTGCTGGATACTTTAACACAACCTCTGCTATAGATGAAATACAGTTTGCAATGAGTGGTGGTAACATAGATGCTGGTACTATAAAACTCTACGGAATAAAGGATTCATAATGAGCATAGTTACACTTAATGATAGAGCAGTTAGATCGGTATCAGCCTTTGGGTCTTTAAATACTGGTAATATGGTATTTATTAAAAAATTGACTGCTAGTTCTAGTAGTGATTTAACTTTTCATGACGGCACATCATCTGTAGTTTTTGATTCTACTTATAAAGAATATATGTTTACTTTTAATAATATGCATCCAGAGACTGATTTAGTTGATTTTCAATTTCAAGTAAATTCTGCTGGCGGTGCTGATTTTAATGAAACAATTACTTCTAGTTATTTTAGAGCATATCATACTGAAAATGATGCAACTACTGCTTTAGGATATTATTCTAGTGGAGATTTAGCACAGGGGACTGGATTTCAAATGTTATCAGATGATTGGGGAAATGGTAATGATGAAAGTCTATCAGGATATTTACGTTTTTTTGAACCATCATCAACTACATTTGTAAAACATTTTATAGGGTCTATACAACAAGTGCATGGTGATGAAACATCATGGACAGGACACATGGCTGGTTATATAAATACAACATCAGCAATTGATGAAGTAAGATTTAAGGCTTCTAGTGGTAACATAGACGCTGGAGATATTTGCCTTTACGGAATAAATTAAAAATGGTACATAAAATATAAGGAGAAAACTATGCCAAGATATCATAATATAAACGGTAACAAAGTACAGTTTACAGCTGAAGAAGAAGCAGCTAGAGACGCTGAAGAAAAAGCATGGGCAGATGCAGCCCCTGCTAGAGCTTTAGCTAACCTTAGAGCTAAAAGAAATAGACTTCTTGCTGAGACTGATTACTATGCTTTATCTGATGTTACTATGTCAGACGACATGAAAACATATAGACAAGATCTTAGAGATTTTCCTGCAGGTAAAGATACTGTAGAAAAATGTGAAAACGCTACGTGGCCAACTAAACCATAGGGCATAGGATAAAATACTATGTTGCAAAAAGTTAGGTTTGCGCCAGGATTTAATAAACAAGTAACTGCAACAGGCGGTGAAGGCCAATGGGTTAATGGCGACAATGTTAGATTTAGATATGGCACACCAGAAAAAATAGGTGGTTGGGCACAATTAGGTTCTGTTGAAATGTCAGGACGTAATACTGCTATTCATCACTTTGTAAATGCATCAGGTATTAAGTATGCAGCATTAGGAACTAGCAATATTTTATATGCATATTCTGGTGGTATTTTTTATGACATACACCCAATTAAATCTACAACAAGTTTAACATCTGCATTTACTACAACCAACGGATCATCAACTGTCACTATAACATTTTCATCTGCGCATAATATTGGTAAAGGCGATATTATACTTTGTGATAATTTTACATCTATAACAAATTCTAATTTTAACTCTACAACTTTTGATGATGTAAAGTTTATGGTAAAGTCAATACCAACTGACACAACTCTAACAATTGATGTTGGCTCAAATGAATCTGGATCTGGTGCTACTACATCTGGTGGTATTAGAGTACAACATTATTATCCTGTAGGACCAGCGGTTGAAACTGCAACAACAGGTTGGGGTCTTGGATCATGGGGTGGTGTACAACAAGGTCAATTTACATCTACATTATCATCAGAGTTAAGTGCTAGTGCAACATCACTAACAATGGCTAGTTCTACTTCTTTTCCATCTTCGGGTACGGTACAAATAGGAAATGAACTTATTACATACACAGGAAATAGTGGCGGAACATTATCAGGATTAACAAGAGGTGCTAATGGTACAACAGCAGCAATACATAGTTCAGGTGCAACTGTTACAGATGCAGCTGATTTCTTTTCATGGAACGCTGCAGCATCAGGAGATATCGTAACAGCACCAGGTTTATGGTCACTAGATAATTTTGGTAACAAACTTATTGCAACTATATTTGGTGCAGAAACATTTGAATGGGACTCTGATCCTATAGGTGCAAACAACACAAGAGCAACAATACTAGCAAACGCACCAACTGCATCATCTTTTACTCTAGTATCAGCACCAGACAGACACTTAATATTTTTTGGTACAGAAACAACTGTTGGTACATCTTCATCAAGAGATGAAATGTTTATAAGGTTCTCGGACCAAGAATCAATTGATGCAACAACATCTTATGCACCTAGTGCAATCAACACTGCAGGTACACAAAGATTAGCAGACGGATCTAAAATTGTAGGAGCTATCAGAGGTAGAGATGCGATATACATTTGGACTGATACGTCACTATTTATTATGAGATTTGTTGGTGCACCTTTTACATTCTCATTCCAACAAGTTGGTACAAACTGTGGATTGATAGGAAAGAATGCGGCTGTAGAGGTTGACGGATCTGCATATTGGATGTCAGAGAATGGTTTCTTTAGATACACTGGTAAACTAGAATCACTACCATGTTTAGTTGAAGATCACGTATACGATGATATTAACACAATTCCAAAACAACACATCAATGCAGGTCTTAATAACTTGTTTGGTGAGGTAATGTGGTTCTATCCTAGTTCTTCATCTAGCATAGTTAATAGAATGGTTTGTTATAACTATCTAGACTCAACACCAGAACGTCCAGTATGGACAACAGGTACATTATCTAGAACAGCATGGCAAGATTCTGCTGTGTTTGGTAAGCCACATGCTACAGAATATGATACAAGCTCTAATGGTACATCTGGTTCTTCTACATTTGTGCAAGGAAACAGTGATGGTGTTAGTTATTATTATGAACATGAAAAAGGTTTAGATCAAATACGAGAAGGTGCAACAAGTTCTATTGTTGCTAGTATTGAATCAGGAGACTTTGACATAGGACAACAAGGTTTAGCTGGTGACGGTGAATTTATGATGAAAATTAGAAGAGTGTTACCAGACTTTCAAACACAAACAGGTGACACAAGAATTACATTAAATTTAAGAGACTTTCCTAATCAATCACAAGCTAGTTCTACATTAGGTCCATTTACAATAAGTAGTGCTACAAATAAAATTGATACACGTGCAAGAGCAAGATCTATATCTTTAAAAGTGGATAACACAAGCACAAGTCAATTTTGGAAATTAGGAACATTTAGATTAGATATACAACCAGACGGTAGAAGATAATGGCAAGAATAGTACAATCACTTACACAACCATTAGAAGATTACGATCAACAGGTACAACAATCTTTTGTTAGAGATGTTGATAGTATAGTGCAAAAATTAAATACTTCTTTTCAACAAGATTTAAAAGAAGAAGCAGAGGCGGAGGCTTTTTTCTTTGGCTAATACGTTTGTAAATAAAAAGGTAGATTTAACTACAACTAGTGCTACGACATTGTATACAGTGCCGTCAGCTACAACATCTGTAATTAAATCTATATTAGTATCAGAAGACTCTGGTAACGCAGATACTATAACTGTAACTATTACAGACACGGCAACTGCTGTGTTTAGTTTGTTTAAAACTAAATCTATATCTGCAAATGGGACCACGGAACTATTAACAGGACCTCTTGTGCTGCAAGAGAGCGAGATACTAAAAGTAACAGCAGCAACCGCAAATAGACTACATGTAGTCTTGTCTGCGCTAGAAATAAAGCCTAGAGAGGTTACAACATAGGCTTGATTTACTTGATAAAAACAAGTATTATCA